GTACTTTTTATTATCGTAGCAACATCAACGGGAGCGTTTGCGGCGGATAAGCCTACAACGTTTGCAACAGTAGACGCTGGAATTAAAGCGTTAAAGGTTGCGCCTGATGTTCGTGAAGGTTACGCGCGCTCGCAATTTAAGCACTGGTCGGATCTTGATAAGAACGGTTGCAACACACGCAACGATGTGATTATTCAGGAGGCTCTTGTTAAGCCTAAGGTTGATAAGGGTTGCAAGATCGTAAAAGACACAGGCAAGTGGTACTCCGCATATGACGGTTTAACAGTTACAAATTTTTCTGCACTAGACGTTGACCACATGGTTCCTCTAGCCGAGGCTTGGGATTCAGGCGCTAAGGCATGGGATAAGGCTAAGCGCGAGGTATACGCAAATGACATGGGAGACGTTAACGCGTTGATTGCTGTCACCGCAGCGACTAACCGCTCTAAGTCAGATCAGGATCCAGCTGACTGGCTTCCTGCAAAGGACGTTTGCACATACATTAAGAATTGGGTTCACGTAAAACTACGTTGGTCACTTACAGTTGACGACAGAGAGCTTAAGGCAATTAAGGATGCAAACGCAAAATGCCCTAAGGCAAAAATTACAGTAGTAATCGTTAAATAAGAAACTAGCAGAGAGGGAAAACTATGTGCGCAACATGCGGATGTAAGAAGTCAAAGCCAAAGCCGTCAAAGCCTAAGGGAGGCAGATAAACATGGCAGAGCAAAACGGTATCGGTATTGTTTATCATCGCTCAGATTGTCCCATCGGCGAAGTAAGATCTTACGGTTGGGGTGGTGAATGGCCTGGTTCAGACTGCGGCACTCAAGGACTTACCGCTAAAGCAATACAGTACATTCACGACCATCCTGAAAAGAATCATAGGTTTGAAGACATTGTTGCTATGGAGTTTGAAGAAGAGTTTGTGCCAGCAATCATTGATCTTGGAAACACTATAGGGTCTGGAGTCCAAGAAGGCTATGAAGTAGTAAAAGATGGTGTAGTAGAAGCGTATGAGTGGGCGGATAAAAACGCTTGTAATATAGCAGTGACTGCCGCGATCTCTGCGGGAGTTGTTGCATTATTTACACCGGCGCAGCCTGAAGGCGCAGCTGCATCAAGCACTTTATCACTTATGGCACAGCCAATTCTTTACACCGCAGACGCGGCAGCAAAAGTGTTGGTGGTAACCGAAATGAGTAAACTTATAACAGATGGCTTTTTAGCAATACCATATGTTAGCGAAAGCATTGATCACACATTGCTAAACAATATAATCTCAAATTGTTTGGCTAAAAGTTTAGATTCAGCAGCATTATGGGCAACACCAGCAGGTGTTGGTATTGCAATCGGAGCAGCGTTTGCACCTGTTATTGCAGATCTAATTTGTACAAAAACTTGCCCTGAAGGATTCACGAAAGCATTTGGAGGATAAAAAATGGCAGCAGCCCAAGGAACAGCCGCGCGACTTATTGAAGTTGCGCTTGCTGAGGTAGGAACCGTTGAGGGTCCTAAGGATAACGAAACAAAGTACGGCGCGTTCACAAAGGCAAACTTCTTGCCATGGTGTGGATCATACGTAATGTGGTGTGCAAACCAAGCTGGAGTTAAGGTGCCTAACACCGTTTCAACAGTTGCAGGCGCAGATGCTTTTAAGAAGCAAAAGCGTTGGTATGACAACGACGGAGTCAACACTCCACAACCGGGCGACATCGTTTACTTTGACTTTCCAGGCGACGGCGTTAACCGCATCTCGCACGTAGGAATTGTCGTAAAGGATAACAAGGACGGCACAATGATTTGCCTAGAGGGAAACACATCGGGCAACGCTAAAGGTGACCAGCGCAACGGCGGAGAAACCTGCAAGAAGGAGCGCGCGTACCTAAAGAACAACAAGAAGAAACTTGTTGTTGGTGTTGTCGGTTGGGGTCGTCCTGACTATGCGGGATCAGCGGCAGCGCCTGTTGCTCCTAAGGTAGTAAAGGAAAAGGATACAACTGGCAAGGTTTATCCTGGCGAGACAATCGACCCAGGTGAGTCTGGCATTCACGTTAAGACTGTTCAGGCAGCTCTTGAGATCAAGCCAGCCGACGGTCAATTCGGTCCAGTCACAAAGAAGGCTGTCATGGCCCACCAAAAGGCTAAGAAGCTACCTGTAACTGGTATCGTTGATGCAAAAACTTGGAAATCTATCACAGGATTGCCGATAAAGTAACGCAAAAAGTAGCAAACAGGTATACAGTATTACTAGTTTTTGACGTCCCGGGAGAGAACGTCTAAAACACAAGAGCCGGATAGCGCGAGTAATCGCGCGTCCGGCTCTATCTTTTTTAAGCTTAAGAAATCTCTATCCAAGAAAGAGTTTCTTCGTCCCACATGTAAGGGCCTCCTGAAGAAGGAAGTTCAACAGGTGCATGCCAATGATTATTTTCTGTATCATAAGTCCATGATGGGTACGGCTGCTGAGGTGTAAACGTGCCTAAGGCTTCGTCGTAGATGTCTCCCCAGTTTGCTTTTGGTGTTCCGTCTATGTTTGTCACTTCAACAAACGTTGGTTCACTTAGTAATATGGCAGCAAACCTATCGTCTACAGCCATCATCTGGACCACTTCATTATCGATGATTACTGCAATATGGTTAGGTCTACTTAATTGAATTTGAACATCATCTGTCATTATTTTCCTCCTTAAAAGGCACTCGTTCTTGCGACCATTTTCCTACTGGACATTCTGCATGTGGTATTTTTGCTTTAACGTTCATTAGACAGCCACACTTTTTACACTGATTTATTCCTTTTATTAAATGCTCACATCCTAAACACAAGTCAAGACGTGTCTTGTAGACTTCATCATTGACTTTTTCAAAGTGCTTATTGAAAATATCCCAGGGGCGTGCCTTTTTTTGTTGCTCTTCCATACGTTGCTCCCTAACCAATACTTGCTGCGTATGAGGATGTTGTTACGCAGTTAGTCCCAGTTAGCGTACCGCCTGAAGGGCAAGTGTAGGACTCGCTGACAAACGATCCTCCACCTTGAAATCCTTCGTTGCGATTGCCGCCAAACAGACAACCAACAATATAATAGCAACCAGCGCCTGAGGTAAGCCCAGTGCAGTTTCCATTTGTAATACCACATGCGCTGTTTGAAGAGCAGTAGCTTGCTCCAGGTCCACAAGCAAAATACCCGGCATTGTAAGTAGCTGCGTAAGAAGAAGATGTAACGCAGTTACTTCCGCTTAACGTGCCGCCTGAAGGGCACAGATATTGAGATGCTGCAATTGAAGAAGAATTAGCACTTGGTGCAGAAGAGCCAGTAGCGTTAGACGCAATAACAGTAAAAGTGTAAGAAGCACCTGGAGTAAGCCCTGTCACAACGAGCGGTGATGACGAGCCAGTCGCGGTGAATCCACCTGGGCTTGATGTTGCGGTAAATGATGTTGCTGAAGGCCCACTATTTGCAGGTGTAAATGCTACAGAAACTTGACCGACATTTGCGCCTTTTGATACAGAGTTAATAGTTGCAATAAGAGGCTGTAAGAACGATCTAATTAACTGTGACCCTTGAGACCCTAAGATTGGCATAGGCCTATTTTATATTACTTTGATTCTTCTGATTGTTGATCTAGCACATACTTAATACTAGAAGCGGACCATTTTCCGCCGTAGGCAGTAGGAATACCTTCAACGTCGAGCATCCGCGCTATTACACGAAGAGAAAGACCTTTTTCTCTTTCTGTAATGATACGACTACGAATCTCATCTGAGATCAACTGCTTGGGTCCTAGGTCTACTCCCCATACCTGCCCACTGTCTCGTCTGTGTTTATGTACGTCCTTCTGGCGCTCTGCTATGATGCCACGTTCCATCTCCGCAAGTGCAGACATGATGGTTGTAACAAACCTGCCTTGATAAGTTGATGTGTCAAGGTTGAGATCAAGTAGTACTAAGCGCCAGTTGTTCTTAGCCGCGCGGTCTACGATTGACAAGAAGTCGGTAGTAGATCTTGCAAGTCTGTCAATGCGAGTAACAATCAAAGCCTGTGCAGTTCCGTTATCGAGCCTAGTTAGCGCATCTCGTAGGACGGGTCTTCCTGTAATTGACTTACCGCTACGGCCTTCTTCAAGTAGTACCTCTACGCTTGAGAAGCCTGCAAACTCCGCTGCGTTGCGTAAAGTCTTCTCCTGAGCTTCCATACTCATGCCATCATTAACCTGCATCTGTGTGCTGACTCGGGCATACAAAAGGGCATGTTCTACCTGCTTTTCAGGCTGTACATTCTTTGTCAAAAACAGTACCTTCTATCGCTAATGTACAATATTTCAATACCTACAACTATACAAAGACATTGTACACCCTTAAGGTCAAGGATGTACGGATTTTAACAGGGTTTAAGCGGTTTGGCAGGGCTTAAAGAATAAAAATAGCTACTGCTGAAAGTCTGGAGGAACAAGCTCGTCTAGCTTCTCCCACATAGCTTTTAGGTCTAGACTGTTTAATTGCTCACGTTGAGTTTCGGCGTCCCGTATAGTCTGTAGATTAAGTTTCAACTACCCAAAAGCTATCACCGCAGGTTATTTGAGATACTATTAGACAATGGATTATCCTGACCCAGACTTTAGTAAAGATGACGACGTACTTATGCAGTACCTTGAAGAAGAGGGTCTTGCGTTAGTTCCTATTGAATTCATGCGTGAATTGATGCTTTTGATGGAGGCTCACATTGTGCAAGTCTGCAGCATAGACCGTGACGAGCTCAACGACATCATGATTCGTATGGAGGAGCTTCTAGGAGAAGACGCCCTTATGGACCTATCTGTCCAGGACATTATCGGCTGGGTAGACACGCTAAAAGACGCCTAGCCGTCCTGTTATAATTTAACTATCGCCACTGGCCTGGAGCCGCTACTATTAACTTGTCACGACGAAAGTGAAGTCTAGCTAATCCCGCTACTGCGAATCGTCCTGGACATGACGTACAACTGTCATCCACTCCAACTTCAGAGTTGAGTGTCTAGCACTGGCTGGGTAGACATTGAGTGGGTAGTCGATTAGCGGGCTACCTTTAGGGTAGTATACAAAGCGCTGCCAGTGCTAGACTCGATTCTTTTTTACTTTTATGATACAGTTCATTCATGACACCAGAGATCTTTGTTCGCCCTTGGGGCTTTTACGTTATCCTTCACACTGAGCAAAAGGTGCAGGTTAAGCGAATACATGTTGAGGCAGGAAGTCGTCTCAGCAAACAGTCGCACAAACACCGCGCAGAGCATTGGTACATTACACAAGGCTATGCAGAGGTAGAGTTATTTGACCAGATACTTCATCT